CAACAACTGAACCAGCCCACTCGTGATCGCCAATCTCGGTAGATGCTAAGCGCGTATGCAATGACTTATGTATGGAAGCTTCATCTAGCACTCCTATGCGACGACCTAATCCGCATTGTAGATATCCCCTCTTTTAAGAAAATCGACCTCTTCCAATGCCAGGTACCTCGTGTGCTCCCCCTCCTTCGAAGGGGGTGTGTATTTCATACCTATAGAATTAATATATTCAGACTTGGATATGTTGTTAAAGCCAGGGCAATCATCCGACACAGATCCGATGTCATCATCTCCATAGGTCATAAGGGCCACATTCTCTCGGAAAACTTTATCCGGGTAAACAGAGTGAAAGGCCATCCTACTAATCAAAGAGTTGACAATGGAGTTAATATAAACCGTCAAATTGTGACCCGACGGATTACCACCATGCAATTGAACAAGTGTACCATTAAATGCGAGTAGCGGATAAATTACATCCGCCATAGCCGATTGCATAATCCTAATATCTCTCTCGGTGTATTTAGCACGCCGAGCGAGCTCAATCAATATGTCAAAAGCGGCAGTAGTTAGAACGGAGGGCATTCTCTGATCGTAAGCCGAGTAGTCACCAGCCACAATGCGTTGAGAGCCATATGTTTCGACATGCTCCATCATCTCTCCCCACTCACTTCCAAACGCATTGATACCGACGGCACACTCCGAAATCAACGGATACATACTTAATTGTGCGGCTAATGGTAAGAAAAATTCCCTTAGAATCATCTTCTGTACGACTGGAGCGGCCTGGAAAACCCTAACCTTCAACTTGCCCATCTTCACAGCCTCATCTTTCAAGGAAGCTCTGAAGACTGAATACACCCTTTGGCCATTCGCATACAAATTCTTAACGTGATCATACGTAGATAGGATTTCGTCTTCGATAGCGAAATTAACAGCGTGACCTGGAATCGGTCCTAGCTCCTCACAAAATTTGGACAATTTCCCAGATAAAGGGAAACCAACTGAGGTATTTTGGGGCATTCTATTTAAAAATTTGTCCCCATCCAGACCGTTAACGATTGTCGGCATATCCAAGGGTGTCAAATCCTTGAAAGAAATACTAGACAGTCCATGTAAATAATCTTGAACGGCGATTGCCACCTCACTCGGAAAAGGGCCAATGGCCGGTGTCGAGAATCCGGACATGGCCAATGACCAATTATGCCAAGAAGGCACTATTGGTGGACCCATAGGCGGAGGGCCATGCTCTCTAACAGCGCCGAGGATCTCTGCGACTGACTCAGATATATGAGAAACAAAAACCTTTGTGTGATTCGTCACAGCCCCTTTACAAGACCCAAGCACATCGATGACAGCACCTTCTGGCAAAAAGTTTGTGGGACAGCGCGGAGCTACTGGTCTATCAATCATAAAACCCTCCTCACCAAGATGGGCCTCGAACAATACAGTGGGAATATCTCCCTCTTCGGCGAGTGTGGAAAAACCAGGAATCCTTTCCAATTCCGAGATAGCAGCTTCCAATTCATTCCTCAATACGAAACCAGAACACCCGCTCTTGGTGCCAGTAATACCGCCAAGATGGAAGCCAGCAATGTAGGGTTTCTTAGTCTCTGAAACAAAATACCCCATGCACATGCCTCGGAAAGTAATGGTGTTTACGAAATCATAGTGCGCACCAAAATAAGTGTCGCATACTGTCTTAACAGGTCCAAAGGTAAGGCGTGCTTTATCTTCCAGTACCACTCCATTGGCCTGTCTATAGCCGAAAGAGCACACTTGCTGCCCTGATAGTCGAACAGTTGGAAAATAAAAGCTCAAATCCTTCTTAGCGCATCCTCCCGGACAATAAAGCAACACCAAGTCAGTTCCGGGTATCCTAACAGATGAATCCGTGGACACTCTAACCTTAAAAACATGAGAGTTTCCACTACCTATAATCCTCGGTGTGATCTCCAGCACTCCATCCTCCTTAAAAAAATGAGAGGGTAAAAGTAGAAGATGTGTCTTGACAAAGAAGCCACCGACAATACGCGTTCCAGATTTCACAAAAACAGAGTTCTTTTTACAAGTCTCAAATAGATTTTGCCAGGTTGTTGTCTTTACCGCTTCGTGAACGTTCGTCAACTTGACCTTAGGCAATCCGACCCATGAGTTACCAGCAGCACGCCTGCGAATGTACTCTTCCGAATCAGGGTTCAATGCGGATTGATCCTCTAGTACACCTTCACGGGTGCGCATAAAAAGGCTCAAAGATCGGATTATATCTAGCATGATTTTTACCAACATCAGTTGACCCATGACGGGAAGAGCGTTTCGAACTATAGTACGCAAATTCTGAGCTGTTGTGCGATTAGCGTAGCGTCTCCAATTATCTCGAGCCCTTTCCCGTAGAATCAGAGCGTTCATACCAAACAACAAGCAATTTTTAAGATATAGGATGTAGGTATACACCATTGCAAAAGCAAACCAAAAAGTATTCGTTGCTGTACCTACACCGAACGCCCAGTGCAAAATCCAGGGTATGTGCGCCCAACACACATATCTCACATCCGCATACGAACGCATCAATAACCAATACACGAATCGGAAGGAGAAAATTTCCCTGAACAAAGGATATAAATAATCGTTCAACATTGGATCACCCGTACCAATGGGAAAATCAGGATCGGCTATTAAGATTGCTCCCTCGTTCTGGACCTCTTCTGCGCTCTCTTCTTCGCCAGCTTGCTCTTCGTGTGTGCAAATACAACCTAGATCAAGATTAAAGCACTTCGAGCAAATATGAACGTCATGATGCATCACAGTCTGGCGCGAAACAATAAGTTTTTGTGTGTCCGTGTGCAACTTTGCCGCAATGGCTATATACTTCGCTGCGTCGAGCAGAGTTACGTCCTTCAGGAAAATCTTTCTCACCTTACAAAAAACTGGTGCGAAAACAGCAACGTCAGGCTTACCTTCACACGGATTTTTATCCGAGACGCACGATTCAACAGTTAGTAGCCACATGTCTGGATACAACGCTTCGGAACCGCTCAAAGTATCGCAAAAGGCTCTCGCCTTTTCGGGATCCAACATCAAGCTCCCTCCAGTTGAGGGTTTGGCATATTCAGGTTTCACCTTAACAGAAATCCGAATGTCCAATCTTCTCAATATAGAAACGGGCTCATTGGAATAAACACTAGCCAATAAATCCGGAACGTTCGTGGTAATTAATAAAGTCAAAGGCCGAATGGGTAACTTGCCCTTTGACTCAAGATCCGCCATGATAGCGTGTTCAACATTGTTGTTATTATATTTAATCAAGTCCCTCAGTGGTGATTCTTTGGTGTACGCAGGTTTGGTGTTGCATACATCATCTAACACAATAGTCTCTGTGTCTACTTTAAAAGTGGAAAAGAATTCATCACCCTCATTCCACGTCACTTTCTTCGCCTGATCGCCGGTCCCACCACTGGCTTTCACGGCAACCATATTTAAAATGCTGCCGATACTAGTCTTGCCAACAGATGAAGGTCCGCATATACAAAGAGTGTATGGAGCACGTCTCATGGCTCCCGAATTATGTCTCCTGTCGAAATCATTCCACATCTTCTCAACTAGAGTTATTTTATCCCATACCAGTTTCTTCTCCAGAGTGTTCTGCCTGATGGACGAACACAAAGTTAACAAATAACCAGAAATGTCAGAGTGTAATAAGGAAAACTCTTCATATGTCGTACCAGCAGCCTCCCAATCACCATCGCACGCTAATGGACACTGGCGCATGAATTTAATCATTTTTTGATCGAAAGAAAAGGCTTCAGCATCATTAAAAAGGATGGGACGCAGTGAGCCCTGCTTAAAGCACATGTATCCAACCTCTATAAAATAAGTGGTCGCTTCGAGAACCATTTGAGAGATATCAACAATATTCGAGCTTTCCACTCGCTTCCGCAAATTATCGGAGAATATAGGGATACCGGCTAAAGAAAAGTCCATTCCCACTGCCTTGCACATACCAGTACTAATAATAATAGCTATGACGTCAGTAACTCTCTTGAACAATTTTGAAGATCTCAGATTATTCCAATCGCGCAAAGCCGATTGGAAAAGTGAAACAATCTTCTCCATAGACTGAGGTTCGTAATCATCATCAGAGCCCATAATATTCAGAAAATACTTTACAATACCCTTTGAAACACTAGTATTATAGTAACACTTTAGATGTAAAAACAGCAATGAACCCGCATTAACGAGCGAGGTACTAGTGATAAGACCAGTGACCAAAGCCATCCACTTCTCAATGTTGTTACTGTCACAAGCGAAGAGAGAGGTTGCCATATAACTATTTCGAACTAACGCACCAGTGGCAGAGAGATGCACAGGTACGGAACGCCATAATCTTAAATCGCGCCTAAATGGTTCGGAAACAATCCTCAAGAAACGGTCCAATGTGTCGACAAACTCATTTCTAATAGAAACAAGGGCAAACACAAATCTGAACAAACGAGGAGCATGCACAAAAGCAACTTCTAACAGAAACGCTGAATGCCAATAACCGGTAACATCACTAGCCATAAAACCAAAAAAGGGCATCCACTGGGTTCCGTTATGGGGAACATATTTACTCAACTTCCGTTCCACCACTTCTATAGGCGTGGC